CCAATTAAAACACCACCGAGTAAAAAGATTGGATTGGTTAAGATTGTTTTACCTAAGTCAAAAATCGTACTTCCAAAACTTTTCGCGCCTTTCGCTAAATCGCCAAACTTAAAATCCTTCATCGCGCTCGTCATACCCTTAACGCCAGTGAGCGCATTTTCAAAGTCAAGTGATAGGATAGAAGTACCTATCATTGACATCGAATTATTTAAGCGTTCCAATGGCGCACCGCTTACCGTGTTGACTGACTTGCCTAAGTCATCCATGCGATCTTTTAAATCTCCGAGCTGCCTTTGTACTCGGTTAAATTCCGCAGTCCCTTCGGGTAATGTCGCTAATTCCTCGCGTAACTTACGCATCTGCGTGCGCATCGATTCAACGCGCTGCGTGCCTTGTATGTCAACCTCTATTACAACGTCTTGTTTAGCCATTATATTAAATTAAAAATGTAAAGTGTTCCTACAATCAATGTAGCAATAACGCTCAAATTGATAAGCGTGGTTAGCCAGTTTGGCATATTGTTTTTGTTGTTTGGTAAATTAGTACCATGTCCTAACTCGATGAGTTGACGAACATTTTTAAAAGTCATTTGCGGATTATTCATAATGATATTGTGTGAAGGTTGTTAATGCTGTAAACTTGATATTGTTTTCGGGATACGTTGCGCTACCTACTAACTTGATGCGTGGGTAAAATGTCTCTCCACTTATCACGACATCCCAAACAAGATAGCCAGTGAAGTTGTCGAATGTTTCATCAATAGTTGTCGCATTGATAAATAACACCGTTGTCGATCGGTTAATGATGTGCAAGTTATATTCACCCGTTATCGTTCCATCCGCGCCAGTGTTCTGCATTCCGCTCAACAAAATCTTAAGAATCCAAATCGTATTTGTTGGAATGTTGTAATTATCAACGCCCTCGATTTTTAAATCAATGTAAGTTGTGTTATTGGTGAAATCACCATTGCCGAAAAGGTGAACGATTCCACTTTGCACTTGGCCTGTATAACTACCATTGCCGCCAATCGTCAAACCTTTATTGATAACAGAAGCGTTTGATCCTTGTACATTAACCGCGCCTAAATCGGATGCAATAAAGTTCTTATTGCCATTCACCAAACTACCATCATTATTCGCGCCTAAATAATTATTCATGCCACCAACAATCGAATGCATGTTATTGTAATCAATTGAATTATTCGGAACTTGCAATAATTTATTTGTGTTTATAGTGATGTCTTTGGTTAATGTTATTTGATCCTTTGACATTGGTTTTTTGCCATCGCTATCTCTGATAAATCCGAAGCAATTCATGCCATCCCACGTATAACCATAAGCTTTACAACACTCGGTCGTTGCAGGTTGTGGATTATCTTCGCTGTCGTGAAAAATCACTTCGCCATTTGTGTCGATTGCAACGGGAGTGAGAAAACAATCAGGCGTAACGCTAACCATTTTCATGAGCTTCACCTTCACACTTTCCTGCATGCCAACCACGTAATCTTTGATTTCTAAGATTCTCCAATATGAATCTTTGATAAAGATTTTATCGTTGTATTTGAAGTTATAAATGTCCGCAAATTCGAGCGCAAAGTACGCTTCCATGATACGAGCATCTGGAGCGTAAATGTTAGCAATATAATCGTTCCAATAACGCGCGTAAAGCGTTGGAAAAGGAATACCATTTACATTGTGTAGCGGTGTTTCTTGTCCGAAATTGCAATCTTCCGTAGGTACATTCGGAGTAATTTGTCGATAATGACTAAATAGATAGATAGAATAATTGGTTACAACTTGGCCGTTGATTTCATCCCACACATTTACATTCATATTGTTGCCCGTATAATACAAAATGCGTGGCAATGGATTCACGTACTCATTTTTTTCATTAACGAATTTAGGAATTGGAAAGTTAGTGTTTGGAATTAATGCAAGTGGCGTGCTTCCAAATTCAACTTCAATTTTCATTTCTTCAGTTGCGAAATCATTTTCTGGATCTAGCAATTGCAACCTACCATAAACGCGATTACCTTGAGTGTTGTAAAGGTTGTTTAAATAGTCATCTGACTTTTTGTAAGTCCATGTGTTTACCTGCGCTTGGTAATCAGTTGTTGGAGTTAATACGATGTCTTTACTAATGTCTAATTTATTACTCCAATCTTTATTATCACCCAACTCAAGATATTCTTGGATAGGAATAAAGGTAAGCATTTTTGAATTGAATTGATTTGGAATGACAACCAAATTAAACATCTTAAACAACGCGCTCATGAATTCGTTACACTTCATCACTGGCGCATTCGCTGAATAATCGACCTCATTACCCATCATTGGTTTACTAACGTAATCGCAAAAGAATGATGAATTCAGTGAGAATGGATAACCCGTTTCAAGTGACGCATCGCGGAAAGTTAACGTAACTCCGCTCGATACTGGATTTGGGTTAGTATCCCATAAAATCGGTTGGACTGTTTCACCCGCGTTTAAGTAAACAGATGTTTCAAACGCTGCTCCAATTCCGCAATTTACATTTTGTCTTTGCGGAAATGTAGTGCCACTTGTCCAATTGGCAAAGAATGTTCCCGTTGTTTGTACAGTTGACAAACGATAGTCGCCATTCAAATCTTGAATTAAGAACGATAATTGAAAACCGCCTAATCCATCCGAATCTTGTTCGATGTTTATTGAAGATTTAATTGTATAACGTCCGTTGAATGGGGCTGTAAATACGTTATTGACCACGTAGTTATTTGGATCAATTACTTCGTTCAAATTTGGAATGGGATAATAGTAAAGAGTGATACCACTGGCCATCGTTATTGGAGTGAACGATGCTCCCGTGAATGTGATTCCATCGATATTATTTTCAAGTTTAAACTTTGCCGCCTCTGGATTTCCAACTTGTTGAATTAAATTAGCTTCACCCGTCCAAACTACATGCAATAAATTCAATTGATCAATTAAGGTTGTGCTGCCCGTGTAATCAATTTGAAATCCACTTAACTGGATGATTTTTTCAAAGATGTATTTAGCTTTAATCATCAAAGTAAGTTCACCTACTTTAATTATTTGATCTATTTGTTCTTGAAATTCACTTGGGTTAAATGGGTTGTAAATTGGATTGGCATAAATAGAACGCGAATCTTCGGTGTTTGAATTACCAACCCAATTATTACCGCGATCTGTTAGGGTAACTTGTATATTGCCATCCCCATAATCGTTATTAATAATATCGCTTATGTTATTGAAGTCAACAATAAATGGATAATCGTTTTGAAGTTCTTCTGCGATGTAATTTTTAAAATCAGCATCACCAATGTTTTTAAAAAAGTCGATGACATTGCCGAAAAAAACAATTTCATATTCGCTTATCGTGCCCGCCTGCGTGTAACTCGCTTTCCATTGAATATTGCCTTCCATTATTGGCAACGTGTCAACGGTGATTATCGCTTGTAACTTGCGCTTTGGATTAAACGAGCTGAATTGATAAGTGTTGTTTTCAATGAATCCAAATATCTGTGAATTGTTATCCGTTGCAGGGATGCGAAAGGAACGCGAATAACTCGCATTCGCTTTGAGTTCTTTGATATCGCTAAACGAATACTGCAATGAAATCGTTTCATTCAAATACAAATCCATCACATACGGAACTTCGGTTCCTTGCGTGTAAACTATGAGTGCTGTTTCCATTTTTTACTTTTTATGGGCAATTACCGAATCCAACCGTTACATAAATGTTTCCGCTATAAGTTGCACCTCCACTCCAACCCGGTAATTTAATTTTAAAATAATTGTTTGTTGGATTACCCGTTCCCCAAACTCCCGTTGCAACGACTGGAGTTCCTGCTGTTGTAAATGGAATTATTGTTGTCGATCCACCACCAGTTAAAACATTTCCCAATTCAATATATCCTTGCCGTACAATTGGAGCAGTAACATTAAATGTATAATCAACAATTACATAATAGGTTTGACCTCCTTGAGGAAATGCGCCTAAAGCATCTTGAACTCTAACGATTATATATGTATCTCTGGTTGCATTCGTGACTACTATATTACACGCATCGCCAAAATTCGCGCCAACTGTCAATGCAGTGCTACCACCATATTTATTGAAATATGTATAAAACTCACATGGATCAGGAGCGGGAATAGGATATTGAGCAGCAGTTATATTTATTGTTTCATTGTTCGAAGCAATTTGTAAACGAAGATTTTGATTGTACTTCTTGTAATTGCGCTCACGCTTCATTAAAAATCCGTTATCCTCAACCACAACTGGAACGATGGAATAACCATCTACGTTGTCATCAACCATCCAAACGCTTTTAGACATGAATAAATCCTTCATGTATTTGTATTCCGATTCAGTTAACCAATCACTTGTTAAATTGATGAATGTGTTAACTATTGGCTCGCGCTCTGTTAATTCACGCGTGTAGTTTTTTGTTTCGTATGGCTGCGAAAATGTAGCGCTATTGAAGTCACCTTGATAACTTTTGTAACGCTTGCGCTCGACCTCAATGGAACGCTCGTTCTTTTTGATAAACGAGTAACTATCCCACCCACCCATTTGATTAAGCCAATACACATGGACGGGGTTATACTTGCAATCGTCAGATAAATAATAACCATATTTAGTAGTCACCTGCTCATCGCTTGCGTTGTAACCTGCGTAAACATAAAACGCAGTATTGTCGGCTGTTGTGTCGTCCACATATGCGCCATTAACAAGATTCTTCAAACCCGTTGGAAGAAACAATAACGATCCTTCATCGAATGTCATCGGAATATCAAAAGAAAATAAAAGTGTTTGATTGTAGTCGTATAAATCAAAGGTGAAATGGTCTATCTGATTGTATAAATAATTCGCGTTTATGTAGGTGTTATCATCTGCAACCCAAGCATGGATATCGTAGGCGCTGTCGCTTTCTTCCATTACATTTGTCCGTGATATATAACGCCAATTGATAACTTCCGATTGCAGAAGCGATGGCAATAATAATCGATGCGCAAGCGTCTCTTTGTTGAATCCAATCTCATCGTCATAATTTTGACACAACGCCAATGGCCGCGTGTCATTTGTTCCCATCACGATAAAATTCTGTTTACCACTTCCATAAATGCACATCAGCGAATAAGTAACCGCCACCGAATTATCTTCCGTGAAAATCCCACCTACATCATAACCTTCATAAAGTTGAACGTTAAATGTGTTTACGTTGTTTTTGTTCGTTAGTGTTGGAACGCTCGTTTGTAAAACAACGTTATCCGTGTCATCAAATACAATCGAATTTTTAACGAGTTGGTTGAATATCGTTTTAGCGTTGAACACGCCGCTATTGACCGCATTTGCAGCTACATAAAACTTGTATTGCTCGCTTGTGTTGTTGTCGGTTATGTCAACGATGTATTTAAAATTCGGCTGTGCGTATTCGCTCGATGTCATCGTAAATGAGACATCGTTATTTGAATAACACAAGCCAGTTGTTGCGCTATTGCCTTGTGCGGTTAGTCCTGTTACTGCTGCGTTGTAACTCATATCTTTATTTTCTTTTGCAAATTATCTTCAATTACTAATGTGATTTCACGATTCAACGCGTCTTCAAATTCGGGTTGGAAATCAACGATGGTATCTGTAACTGCATCGCGCCAATAAAATAGCGGTGCAATACCATTAATGCGAATCTTACGCGTCAAGTGACCTGCTAAACCACGATAAGCGCGTTCTTTTGCATCTGGCGTTTTGAATGTCATAAACGATCCATTCGCGTTACGTGGACGAATGCCTTTTATTTTCATCCAATCGTAAATGGCTTTTTGCATTACACCCATTTCACCTTTCGCAGGTTTACTTCCTGCACCTTTGCGAAATGAATATGGGCTGCCTTGATTGCGTGCTAATCCATTCACACCTTGCTCAACAAAATCAGCGTAAACGCTCGACTTACCGCGTGCGAAGAATTGAATCTTACTACTTCGCCCATCGTAATAAAATGAAAGTGACTTTCGGAGTGTATCACTCGCAACGGCTCTCCGTTTCTTACCTCGCACCGTGCGATAAACGCCAAGATTAAGCATGGCACGCTCAACGACTTCCTGCCCAAATCGCTTCATGATTGCGGTTAGTGGTGATTCAGCCATTTACGAATTGATTATATGCGGTGTTTGGATCGTTCAATAATAACTCAACGAATAATTCAAGACCTTTTGAGTTCATTGCGTTGACAAATTCTTCGTTGCTTTCTTCCCATGCAAAACAAATCGTTCCCCACTCTGAATCTGTTGGAATAACCAACTCAATAATTCCATTCTCTTTTTGATTAATTGTATAATTCATATTGTTACCATTATTGCTATTGATGCTGTTTGCGCACTTGTGGCAGTTGCATTGTTCTGAACTTTTACACTTGAAAAATCTCCCGCACTAAAGGAAATGCTATTGGTTGTATTTGAAAAAGTATTTGCCACACTTCCAGCAGGAATTGTAATAACTAAAGCCGTATCTACTGCATTTTTTCTAACTGTAATCACAAGTGAGCCAGTAGCAGATTGTGTGTTCAAAGTCCGAAAGTATAATCTGCTCAATGTGCAGTCTTGTGGCATTATTAATTGTCTTGCATTTTCGTTAGCAATAGCAACAAATGACGTTCCTAAGAAATTCGTGTAAAGCGTTGTACTTGCCGCTACCGTTGTTAATCCAGTGACGCCAGTAATAAATGAAGTGCCACTATTAGCTGCTGCATATTGCGGAATGTTTAGAATTCCACTGCCTAATGTAGCCGCTCCACTTGTTCCCGTTGTGGTTAATGTTAGCGTTCCTTGTTTCGCGTTTAGTTGAGTTTGAATGTCGCTTGTAACCCCAACTAAATAACCAACCTCTGTCGTTGTAACTGCGCTCACCGCAATCTTCCCACCTGGATTACTAACGACTACACGACTGCCCGTTAAATCAGTTGTTGTTATCGTTGTCGCTGCGCCCGTTATCGTGTCTTGTTTGGTGCTTAATGCGTTGCTATTTTCCCAAAGTGAATTGGATGAATTATATTTGAGAATATCGTTATTTGCAACCGATGTAATTTTTACATTATGCAGCTCTTGTAATTCATAACCATTTTGAACGCGCACATACATACGGCCTGCGCTGCCATTACTCGCAGTGGTAACGAATCCCAAATACACCAAATGATTTGGTGCGGATGGCTTGACATTCGTAATGCTCCCTGCGGTTGCACCTAAATAAACCGCGTCTCCATCTGCCCAAGTTGACGTTGGAAAAATACTTAACCCATCGAGTTGTCCGTTGACAATGATTAAACCTTTTTGATTGTTCGCTATTGAAGTGCTTAGTACGATTCCAACTGTTTGCGCGCTTGTTGCATCGCTTGTGTTATCAGCAAGTTTAACCGTTAATCTATCACCCGTTCCCCCAAATGCGTAAACTGGTTGTCCTTTCGTTATCGTTGAGCCGTTGACATTCGTCACGTAAGCGAGCAAAGTGTTTGGTGCTGTTCCAATTACTTGAAACCCGTTCATCGATGTATTGTAAATACAAAACATTTCAGCGCCGTCAATGATATCGCCACCAATCAAAAGTCCATCATTGTTGCGATACAAATCTTTTGCACCTAACGAATTGATGTTAAGCGTGCATTGAGTTGTATTACCCGTTGCAAACCTAATTAAATACGCATCGCCATCATTATACGCAGTTACTCCCGTTATGGTTGTGGTGTAAGTGTCCGTTCCGCTTGTTGTTCCTTTTGGAATACCACTACCCCCACCGCCGCCGCTCATCGTTTTCCAAGTGTTATCCGCAGCTAAATAATCAGTTGATGCACTTGGTTGATTGGTTGTAAATTGTACTTTCTTCGCCATGTTATTCGCCTATGTAAGGAATGTCGCACGCGTTCCATTCGTAATCAACAGTAATGTCAATTGATCCCTGCACGCCACTCAACACGTTACTAAATTCTTCAATGAAAGGTGTGAACTGAATTGGCTTAGTGATAATCACAGATTCGTCAAATATCTGACCATTCTCAATTTCATTAACCAAATCTGCAAACAACAAAACGCAATCACTAATCGCGTGGCGTTGGTATTCAGTTTTATTCTCTTTGTCGCGTGGTAAATCTGCGAACACAACTTCTAATGAATAGGTGAGTTGACCTGCATCGATACTGAATTGATTGGGTACCACGTGCATAAATGGAAATTCATCTTCCTTCTCTAAATCCGCTTGGCTAATTTGTCCATGCGTAAACTTTCGAATCAATGCGTGGTTATCTGCAAACTCTTTGAGCTTCGCGATAATTACGTTGTAAGTGTAAAGTGAAGATGCGC